AAGCTGGTGCGCTTCGGCCCGTCGGCCCTGTCGACCGAGGAACTGCAGCAAGTTCGCAACACGATGTCGACCGGTACCGGCTCGCAGGGCGGCTACACCGTCCAGACCGACGTCGCCAAGCANCTGATCGAAACCCTGAAGGCCTACGGCGGCATGCGCGGCGTGGCCGGCAGCATNACCACCGCCCAGGGCAACCCGCTGGGCTATCCGACTTCGGACGGCACCTCGGAAGAGGGCGAGTGGATCGCTGAGAACGCCCAGGCGTCGGCAGCTGACCCNAGCTTCGGCACCGTCGGCCTGAACGCGTTCAAGGCCAGCACGAAGATCATCACCATCCCGTTCGAACTGTTGCAGGACAGCTCGATCGACGTGATCGCGATGGTCAACAAACGCCAGCGCGATCGTCTGGGCCGCACGATGAACAAGGGCTTCACCGTCGGTACCGGCTCCGGCCAGCCGATGGGCTTCGTGCCTGCTGCCAGCGTCGGCAAGGCGGGCGCCACGGGCACCGCGACCGCGCCGACCTGGGAAGACCTGGTCGACCTGCAGGAATCGATCGACCAGGCCTACAAGGACGCTGGCACCTGCCGCTTCATGATGCACCAGCAGACCCGCAAGACGGTCCGCAAGCTGAAGGACGGCTCTGGCCGCCCGATCTGGGCTGAAGCGTACGAAGCCGGCATCAAGTCGGGCATCCCTGGGCTATGGCGACTTCTCGAAGTACATGATCCGCGACGTGCTCGACCTGATCCTGTTCCGCTTCGACGATTCGGCCTTCGCCTCGAAGGGCCAAGTCGGCTTCCTGGGCTGGGCGCGCGCCGGCGGCAACCTGCTGGATCCGAACGCCATCAAGGTGTTCCAGCACTCGGCAACCTAANCGTAATCGGCGGCCGGCATGNTCGGCCGCCGTAACCTCATCAGGAGAACAACATGGCAGAAGCCAAAAAAGTGAAGGCGCGCGTCCTGATCGACTGCGAGCTGGGCAAGTGCAACGACGTGGTCGAGATCGACCCAGCGGAAGTGAAGGGCTTGGAAGGCGTCGTCGACGCGGCGCCGGCGGCGGTGAAGTACGCCGAATCGCTGAAGTAAGCGATGGGCCCGGCCACCACCGCGCTGCTCACGGAGTTGCGCGCGTGGGCGGCCGAGCCGGGTGCTGTCATGTACCCGGTGCAAACCACCCGCGGCCGCGTCATCGTCTACCCAGACGAAGTCGCTGGCCGCACCGATTCCCAGCTGGTCGCGCTGATCTGCGCACGGCTGAACCTGAATAAATAGCGAGGATTCCATGGCCGCAGCAAGCGACAATTTTGAAAATAAGTACATCGATTGGCTGCTGCGCGGTCAGGCCCTCGGTCTGGCCGGCGCGTCTGCCGGCGCAGGCTCGGGCCCGTCGCAAGTGTTCATTNTTTGAAAATAAGTACATCGATTGGCTGCTGCGCGGTCAGGCCCTCGGTCTGGCCGGCGCGTCTGCCGGCGCAGGCTCGGGCCCGTCGCAAGTGTTCATTAGCCTGAAGACGGCGGCGGACTCCGACGCCGCCCAGGGCGCCGAGGTATCGGGCGGCGGCTACGCGCGCGTAGCTGTTCCATCGGCCCTGGCGAACTGGGCTGGCACCCAGGGTGCGGGCAGCACCACGGTATCGAGCGGCTCCAGCGGCACCACGTCGAACAACAACGCCATCACCTTCCCCGCGCCGAGTGCATCCTGGGGACAGGTCGTCGGCTTCGGCGTGCACGATTCGCTGACCGGAGGTGTCGAGCTGTTCTACGCGGCGTTGGGCACGCCGAAGACGATCAACAACGGCGACCCGGCACCTTCGTTCCCCGCTGGCGCGCTGACCATTCAGGTGGACAACTAATCATGCTGACCCAGGCGCACATTGAAGCGCTGACAGCGCTGGCTGGGCGCCCGCTGACGGAAGACGATGCGGGCAAGCTCGATCCGCTCGTCGCGATGCGCAACGATACAGCGATCGCGATGATGNGCGCTGACAGCGCTGGCTGGGCGCCCGCTGACGGAAGACGATGCGGGCAAGCTCGATCCGCTCGTCGCGATGCGCAACGATACAGCGATCGCGATGATGCTGTCGGCTGGCCGCAAGAAGCACGGCCCGACGCAAATCGGCTCCGGCACCGTCATGGTGGTCTTCGGTACTCGCGGTGGCGCCTTCCTCGACGCGGTCGAGGTGCTGGGCGCTACTGATCGCAACGTCTACTGGGGCTTCGACCCTGTACGGCGGGGGGTACTCGATCTGNCAAGGAATTCGGCCCCGCCTTCATCACCACCACGCCGTCGGCGTTGGCGAACAGGAGCAGGCCGAGGCCCTCGCCCACCATCAGCACGAACAGGACGGTGACGCGGCTGTTCAATGGTGGTCTTCGGTACTCGCGGTGGCGCCTTCCTCGACGCGGTCGAGGTGCTGGGCGCTACTGATCGCAACGTCTACTGGGGCTTCGACCCTGTACGGCGGGGGGTACTCGATCTGGGCATACCTGCGGGCCGTGCACAGCTGGCGCGCCTCAAGGACGAAATGGTCGAATACGCAGCGGATCTGGACAAGCTGTTGATGGTTGGCGTGGTCGCCGATCCACTGCAGGTCGAGGTCGTGTCGCGCACATTGAACGAAGTCGAAGGAAGGATGGCCCTATGAGCGGCGAACGCATCACCGTGTGGGGAACCACCGTTAAAGTACTGGAGTCAGCCGGCCTGGCTATCGCCAACAGCGCTGTCGTCCAGGCAGCAGCGGCGACCTATTCGGTTGAGACGGACGGCGCCGGCTTCCCAGACGCCGACTTCGCCCTCTGTACGCCCGCCCGCTCGACGTCGACGGCACGAAGGATACGGACGTCCCGGAGGCCTCGCGCCCCACGCGCTATATCGGCTCCTTCCCCGTCAACAACGTGACCGGAGAGCAGGTGCTGTTGCTGGAAGCGTTCGGCCTACCGAGGCGCGCCGATTACTACGTCTACAACAGCGGAACGGGGCAGCAGCTTTCCGCCGGTTGGACGCTGAAAGTCACCCCGCGCACCGATAAACTGGCGTCTTAATCCATGGGCGCGATCACGCAATCGAGGCGAGGCCGAGCGCCACAGCGTCCGCACGCGCGCTCGCCGGTCGACTGGAGCAGCCTGTTCGCCCGCGACCTGGTGCTGTCGATCCGGCCCGGCATCGAGCGCGGCTACGACCCCGTATCGGGTCGGCTTCCAACGGTAGCTGGCGTTAAACCGACGCCTGGCCTGACGGGACTTGCTGGCGGTTTCGGTTCCACTTTCGGCACTGGCACCACTGCCGACCGCATGACCACCGTGCTGGCCGGCGCCTTCCCGGCCGCTGGACGCACTGTCGAAACCGAGNTNATTCGCAACGGCGCCGGCGGCGGCAATCTGGGCCGTCTGTTCGATAAGACGAACGGCAGCGCAGGCCAGTTCTTCAACTGGTGGAGNACGCTGGGCGCCATCGTTTATTCGTTCTACGCAGGAGGCGCCGAGCAGACCGTTTCCATTCCGGGCACGAGTGCGACCGGCGTGCTGCTGCGCGTGCGCGTGACCCACGAATACGCCAACGGCGTTTCGATCATCAACGCCTGGGTGAACGGCGTGCAGACCGTGTTCGGCACGGTCATCAATGGCACGCTGATGCGCGTGACCCACGAATACGCCAACGGCGTTTCGATCATCAACGCCTGGGTGAACGGCGTGCAGACCGTGTTCGGCACGGTCATCAATGGCACGCTGAACGACGCCGCGGCCACGCCGATGACCATCGGCAATCGCGCCTCGGACATGGCGCGCAGCTGGGACGGCTTGATCTTCTATGCGTTGGCGTGGAATCGCATCACGCCAGGCGAGGAAGTTGCTGTTTTCGACCCAGCCGCGCTCGAGCGCACGCCGGAACCGATGTTGGGCAATGGGGCGAGCCAGCCAGCGGCCGATACCACCTTGGCCGGCGCAGCTGCGGTGAGAGTTGCCGCCGGTGGCGTGTTGTCGACCGCAATCCAGCTATCCGGAGGTGCGGCATTACGGGCCACCACAACTGGCGCGCTTCTGACGTCAATTCCTCTCAGCGGCAATGCCGTTGCACGGGTCACTACGACCGGTGCCCTGGCTGCCGGGGCGGCTACGCTCGAAGGCGCAGCGCTGTTGCGCACGAACCTCTCGGGCGAGCTGGCGACCTCGATCACGCTGGCGGGTACCGCTGTTGCGCAGGTGAGCACCACCGGCGCGCTGGCCGAAACCGGAGTGTTGCTGTCAGGCGCCGCGGTTTCGACGGTGACCGCCGCGGGCGCACTGTTCACTGGTATCAGCCTGGCCGGCACGGCGGCATGCAGGACGAGTGTCGCCGGGAGCTTGGCGGGGTCAGCAGTCGCGCTGGAAGGATCGGTAACCTTACGAGCGCTCGTCAGCGGCGCGCTGGAAACGGGAATCATCCTTTCCGGCACCGTAGTGGCCCGCGCCAGCGCGGCCGGCGCGCTGCTTACCACAGTGCGGCTGTCCGGCGTCGCGCAGCAACGGATGGCGATCCTTGGCAGCTTAGGGGTGGGCATTCGATACGCCAGCGCTCCGGCTGGTTCCGGTTATACCCCACGTCGCATTGAGTCCCAGGCCCGGCCGGCACAAGTCGGCGGCGCCCGGCCAGCAGCAATAGAGAAAGCATACCGATGAGCAGAGTAAAAACGTCGGCGCCCGCGGCGCTGGCTGTAACAATGGCTATTGCCAAGCAGGCCTTGCGCATCGACGAGGACGATACGTCCCTCGACATGATGATCGGGATCTGGATTGCCGGTATCACGGCCGAGGCCGAAAAGCAGACCCACCGCGCTTTCGTCAACCGCGGCATGCGCATCACACTGGACGCCTTCCCTGATGCGATCAAGCTCAGCGCGCCGACGTTCAGCGTCGAGGCGGTTCGCTTCCTGGATCCCGACGGCGTAGAGCGTACGCTCGACCCAGCCGACTATTACGTCGACAAGGTCACGGTGCCGGCCTACATCGTGCCTGCGCGTGGGAAAACCTGGCCGGCGACGGAGGGGCACGTCAATGCGGTCACGGTCGAATACACGGCCGGATATGGGCCAGGCGCCGATACCGTTCCGCAGGAAGTACAGATGTACATCCTGGCGAAGTTACAGGTGCAATTCGAAAGCTCGACNCGAATACACGGCCGGATATGGGCCAGGCGCCGATACCGTTCCGCAGGAAGTACAGATGTACATCCTGGCGAAGTTACAGGTGCAATTCGAAAGCTCGACAGGCGCCGGCTCGTCGGTGGGCAAGCCGTTCAATGTCGAGTACCTGGATCGGCTGCTCGACGGCCTGTGGGTGCCCGGCCTATGACGATCGCAGCTCGACTGAACAAGCGCGTCGCGCTGCAACAGCTGGTTGCCGGCAAGGACGCCAGCGGCGCGCCGACCGAGGTATGGGCGAACGTGATCACGACCAGCGACGGCAAGATCTGGGCGGGCATCCGCGATTTGACCGGCCGCCAGTACGTGGTAGCCGGCGGCACGCAGAACGCCGTCCAGACCGAGATCGAGATACGGCACCGCGCCGGGATCGTCCCGGCTATGCGCGTCGTGCACGGCGCCGACGTCTACGACATCGAGGCGGTGCTCGACCAGCAAGGCAGGGCGCTCAAGTTGATGTGCAAAAAAGGGGTGGGCCGTGGCTGACACTATGAACGTTGAAGGCTTTAAGGAGCTGGCCGAAAACCTGAAGAAGCTCGGACCGCGGCTGGCGAAGAACGGGCTGCGCGCAGCGACCAGCGCAGGCGCGGCATTGATCCGAAATGAGGCGCGCAATCTGGCTCCGGTCGATACGGGCGAGATGAAGCGAGACATTCAGATCAAGCGTGAGCGTGAAGTTCGCGGCGGCGAGCTGGTCACGGCCAGCTACTCCGTCTATACCCGGGGCGGCAAAAAGTCCCGGCTCTCCGGCAAGGCGCGCAACGTCGACAAGGACAGCTTCTATTGGAAATTCGTCGAGTTCGGCACTGCGAAGATGCCGGCCCAGCCTTTCATGCGACCGGCCTTCGAGGCCAAAAAGGTGGCCGCTGTCGAAGCGATTGGTGAGAAACTCGACGAGCGTATTCAAGCGCACGCTGCTGACCTGGGGAGGGGCCAATGACCATCCTGGCTGCCTTCCTCGCCTTGGTCGACCCGATCATGGACGGCCGCGCTTACCGCGGCGTGGCGCCGGACGAAGTGCAGGCGCCCTACGCGGTGTTCGCCCGGGTTGCCAGCGTCGAAGGCCTCACGCTCGACGAGAACGGCGGCACCGACAACGAGAGCGAGACCCGGATCCAACTCGACATCTACGGCGCCGCCGGCGACGTCGACGCGCGGGCCGCAGCGGTTAAGGCCGCCCTCAAGACCTGGCACATCTCAAACGTTGTCCAGCTCGAGCTGGACAGCTACGAGCCAGAAGTGAAGCTGCACCGCACGATGCTCGACATCGCCACGATCCACCAGTAAAAACCGCATCACCCACCCACGCCGGCCGCCATGAGCGGTCATTTTTTTCGTCAAAAGGAAACACAATGTCCGGAATCTCCGCACAAGGCAGCACCCTGCACATGGCCACCGGTACCGGCGGCGCCAAGACCATCACCGCNATTTTTTTCGTCAAAAGGAAACACAATGTCCGGAATCTCCGCACAAGGCAGCACCCTGCACATGGCCACCGGTACCGGCGGCGCCAAGACCATCACCGCGATTTCGGTCGGCTTCCCGGCCATCGTGACCAGCAACGCCCATGGCCTGAACAACGGCGACGTCGTCGTCCTGGCTTCGGTTGTCGGCACGATGGGCGCGCTCCTCAACGGCACGCAGCGCGTCGTCGCCAACAAGACCGCCAACACCTTCGCGCTGCTGGACGCGGATACCACCGGTCTGACCTACACCTCCGGCGGCACCGCGACCCCGCAGACCTACACGAAGATCAACGGCCTGCTGTCGTTCGACGGCTTCGACGGCGCCGCCGACGAACTCGACACCACCGACCTGGACTCGACCGCGAAAGAGTTCGTGTCGGGCATTAAGGACGAGGGCAAGTTCGGTTTCGAGATCAAGACCCTGAAGACCGACGTCGGCCAGATTGCCCTGCGCGCGGCACGCACCAGCGGCGCGATCACGCCGTTCAAGCTGACCCTGCCGGACGGTAGCGTCGCCTCATTCAGCGCCCTCGTGAAGACCATGCCGACCGGCGGCGGCGTCAATGCCGTCCTGAAGGGCAAGGTCGACACGAAGATTTCCGGCCCTGTGAGCTGGGCATAACCATGGGTCTGCTCAACAAATCGGCAATCCTCGGGGCCGAAGACCTGAAGCACGAGGACGTGGAAGTCGCCGCTTGGGGCGGCACGGTGCGCGTGCGCATGATGACCGGAGCCGAGCGCGACGAGTTTCGCCAGATGGCGGCTCAGTTCGAAGACGGAATCCCTCCGGTTCGTTTTGCATCAGCCTTGTTGGCCCTGACCTGCATCGACGAAGCCGGCGTGCGCGTGTTCACCCTGGACGACCTCGAAGCGCTGGAAGCCAAGAGCGCAGGCTCGATCGATATTCCGGCAGCCGTGTCGATGCGCCTCAATGGCTTCGGCGCCCAAGCGATGGCAAGTGCGGAAAAAAACTCCGCGAGCAGCCAGAGCGACGATTCTGGTTCAGGCTCGCCCTCGCACTCGGAAGAACCGTAACGCAGCTGCAGGCCGAGATGACTTCGGCCGAGTTCACCGAATGGCAGGCCTATTACAGGCTGGAGCCCTTCGGTGAGGTTGTTGCGGACGAGCGGCACGGGGCTGCCCTGGCCTTGCACGCGAACCTAAATCGAGATTCTAAGACTCGGCCGAAGCCGTTCACGCCGGACGACTTCATCCCGTGGCGCGCGGCGCGCGAGAGCGACGAAGACGCGCCGATCCTGCTCGACGATGCAGAGGCGCAGTCGAACCTGATACGGGCCCAGCTTTTCGGGGTGCCGCCGAAATAACGTTTCAACATGCCCGCACAAGTCGCGGGCTTCAAATGGAGTAAGCATGTCACAGCTCGGGGCATTGACCGTCTCACTGGAGGCGAACATCGCCAGGTTCGTCAGCGACATGGGGCGGGCCTCACAGACGACCGAGCAGGCGATGAATCGCATCAACGGCGCTCTTGAGACCGTCAAGGGCGGATTGCAGGCGCTCGGCATCGGCGCGTCGGTGGGCGGCTTCGCCATGATCATCAAAGGCTCGATCGATGCAGCTGATAACCTGCGTGACATGTCGCAGAAGACGGGCCTCGCTGTCGAGGAGCTGAACGGCCTCGGCTTCGCGTCTGGCCAGGCCGGCGGCAGCCTGGAAGCGATGGCATCGGCGGCCGGCAAGCTGAACAAGTCGATCACTGAGGCTGCAGGCGGGAATGGTGAAGCAGCCGAGGCGTTCAAGGCACTGGGCATTTCCGTCAAGGACGCTGAGGGGAACCTGAAGAAAGCCGACGTCATCATGGCGGAGGTGGCCGACCAGTTCGCCAAGTATCAGGATGGGCCGGAAAAGGCGGCACTCGCGCTGCGCCTGTTCGGCAAGGCGGGCGCCGATATGATCCCGCTGCTGAACGACGGCGGCGACGCCATGCGCGAGAACATCGAGTATGCAAAGCGCTACAGCTTCGCTACCGCAGACCTGTCGAACGCTGCTGACAACTTTAACGACACGATGGGCAAGCTGGCGATCCAGCAGCGCGGCTTCATCAACCAGCTGTCCGCCGAGATGCTGCCTGTCCTGCAGAGCGTGGCGAACGCCATGCTCGAGACGTCCGAAAGGGCGAACGACCTGCACTCCTGGAGCAGCAAATTGTCAGGGGCCCTCACCGGCCTGACAGGCGTCGCGGTAACCGGCGCGTTCGTCTTCGACCAGTGGGGTATCAAACTGGGTGCAGCGGCTGCGAAGGCCGAGGCCCTGTCGAAACTGGACTTCAAGGGATTCCGCCAGATCAGCACCGAAGCCGAGGAGGATCTGGCGAACTCTCGCGGCGACTACCAGGTACTGCGAGGCGAGATCCGAAGCGGCGGAGCGAAAGACCGGTTTGCTGTCCCGTTCGCGACTGCCGAACGGATGATGGGGGAGGAGCGCGAGGTACTCGCCGCCCGCAATCAGATGCTGAACAAGTATCAAGGCGAGGGGCTGATCTCGCTGAAGGACGCAAACGCCGGACGCGTCGCGGCGCAAGCCGAGTACGTCGCAAACATGAAGGGCCTTTACGGCGCCGAGATCGCCATTCTGACGGCGAAGCAGAATGCCCCAACCACTTCGGAAGCGGCCAAGAAGGAAATTCAGAGCCAGATCGATGGTCTGTACCGGACGCAGGCGCTTGTCGGTACTGACAAACCAGCGGCGCCGAAGTTGCCGCCGACCGCGCCGAAGGAAACGGAAGCGGACAAGCAAGTCAAGGCAGGCGCAAAGCTGGTAGCCGGGCTAAAGCTGCAGGATGAGGCCTTTGGGTTGTCTGGCGCCGAGCTGCTGAAGTACCAGCTGCAGTACGAAAAAATGCCTCAAGTCTACAAGGACGAGGCGGTCGCGTATCAGAAAAACATCGACGCGAAGAAAGCAGCAGAGGGATTGCGCACCAGCCAGCAGGACGCGCTCCAGAAATTCGAAGACGATGCGAAACGCGAGGCGGAGCAGAACGCGGCAAACGTCGAGCAGATCCGCATGAGCCTGATGAGCGAGATCGAAGCCGAGCAGTTCGCGCACGACGCCAGGCTCGAAGCAATTCGCAATTTCGGCGCCGCGAAGCTTGAGAACGTGGCCCAGGCGAACGCAATGATCGAGGCCGAGACAGCCCGGCATGAGGCAGTGCTGGCGGATATGGATCAGCGTCGGGCTGACCAGAAGATGATGCTCGACATGCAGGTGATGCAACAGGCCGGCGGTGTAGCCGACCAGATGTATGCGATGCTCAAGCAGGCTGGTCTGGAACAAACGGCCCTCGGCAAGGCTGCATTTTTGGCCAGCAAGGCGATCGCGGTCGCACAAATCATCATGCAAACAAACGTCGCAGCCGCCTCCGCCCTGGCGCTTCCGCCCATCGGTCTCGGCCCGGTCGCAGGCCTCGGACTGGCAAGCACGATCAAAGCACTCGGTTACTCGAGCGCGGCGATGACGGCTGGTCTGGGACTTGCTGAGGCGTCGGCAGCTGGTGGATACGACATCCCCGAAGGGGTGAACCCTGTCGTTCAGACGCACGCCAAGGAAATGATCCTGCCGCGTGCCCAAGCTGAAGTAATCCGCGGCTTGGCCGCGCGCGGCGGCGCCGGCGGATTCGGCGGCCAGCTCACCCAGACCATCCACATCAACATCGACGGGAAGACCGACATGGCCGAGAACCGCAGGCTGATCGGTCGACAAGCTCAGCAGGGCAGGAAAGATCTGATGGCAATTATCAACGTACCAACCGGCCTCTCGGTGGCCAGCCAGAGCTGGGGCCAGCGCCGCATGGACGCTGAGTTCCGGTCGGTCTTCGGCGCCCAGGCCATCGAGGGCAGTGCGCCGCTTTGGGAGACGACGATCACGGCCAGCCTGAAACGCACCGAGCTGTGGCAGGTGCTGATGATGCAGCTGCGCGGCCGGACGAACCAGCTAGCCCTGTGGAACTTTGGCCGACCTGTCCCTCGCGGCACGATGCGCGGAGCGATGACGGCGGGCGCGACCGCCCAGGGCGCCACGTCGATGACGGTCACGGCGTCCGGCCAGGCGAGCAAGACGCTGCTGGCCGGCGACCTGCTCGGCTTCGGCGCCGGCCTGACGCAGCAGGTGGTGATGGTCACGGCCGACGCCACCTCGAATGCGTCTGGCGTCATCACGGTCAGCTTCGAGCCCGCGCTGCGCAGTGCGCTCTCGGCCGGCGCCGCGGTTACGTGGGATCGGCCAAAGGCGCTGTTCCGCCGCACCGAATCGAAGGCAGGCTGGGAGCATGAGCCAGGCGGCATCGTCAGGGGCATGAGCATCAGCTTGCTGGAAGACTGGCGACCGTAAAGTCTCACCAATCACCCCCGGGCCCTCACGCAGGGGCCTCTTCTTTTTGAGATCAGGAACCGATGACCACTGCAGCGCAGAACGCGGAGCTGGCTAAGCCGGTCACGCGCACCGTCTACTTTGTCGAATTCCAGTTCGGCTCCGCCACATCGCGCCTCTCGACCGCGAACATTCCGCTGGTGTGGGGTGGCTTCGAGTGGTCAGGCGTCGGCACTCTCGGCTCGATCGGCACAGTCGAGGAATCGGACGGCCTTGAATCTCGGCCGCTGAACTTCACGATCAACTCCGCCCAGCCGGCCTGGCTGTCGCTGGCCGTGGGCTCGGTCGAGGAATACCGCGGGCGGGCGGCCAAGATGTACATGTGCCCGCTCAACGAGGACTTCCAGATGGTCGGCACGCCGGAGCAGTGCTGGTCGGGAGTGATGGACACGCTCAACGTCGGCGTGAACGATGAGTCCGGGTCGATCACGCTCCGGTGCGAGAGATCGGAAGAGCGTCTCGGCCGCTGAACTTCACGATCAACTCCGCCCAGCCGGCCTGGCTGTCGCTGGCCGTGGGCTCGGTCGAGGAATACCGCGGGCGGGCGGCCAAGATGTACATGTGCCCCCTCAACGAGGACTTCCAGATGGTCGGCACGCCGGAGCAGTGCTGGTCGGGAGTGATGGACACGCTCAACGTCGGCGTGAACGATGAGTCCGGGTCGATCACGCTCCGGTGCGAGACGAGCGCCTATGGATTGAAGCGCCGCCCGGCGNGAGTGATGGACACGCTCAACGTCGGCGTGAACGATGAGTCCGGGTCGATCACGCTCCGGTGCGAGACGAGCGCCTATGGATTGAAGCGCCGCCCGGCGATGCGCCTGAATGCGGCGCAGCATAAGAAAGTCAATCCGACGGACACCGGCCTCGACTACCTCAACGACCTGGTCGCCAAGCCGACCGTCTGGCTGTCCGCCTGGTTCCAGAAGCAGCGATGAAACTCCACGCTACCTCAACGACCTGGTCGCCAAGCCGACCGTCTGGCTGTCCGCCTGGTTCCAGAAGCAGCGATGAAACTCCACGACTACATCACAGGCCACCTGGGTCGCCCATTCGAATGGGGGAAGCACGACTGCGTGCTATTCGCCGTCGGCTGGCTGGAGCAGACGACCGGCCGGGATTTCCTCGGCCCGTACAAGCCCTGGGGGAGTGCGATCGAAGCCGCGCGCAAGGTCGCGAAGGCCGGCGGCCTCGATCTGCTCTTTGACCAGCAGTTGGCCCCTATTAATCCCCACCGCGCCGTCGACGGCGACTTAGCGATTATTCGCGGCACCGCGTACCTGTTCAGCGGAGCGCACGTGGTCTCGGTCGGCGAGGAAGGGCTCGTGTTCAAGGATCGGCTCGAAGCGGCGTATGCCTGGAGCCACCAAATTCAAAAGGAAGAAGCCTAATGCCACCAGCAGTCGCAGCGTTTGCCGCGTGGGCGGGCATGTCGATCACTGCCGCCTATGTGACCGTCGCCTCCGTCATCATCAGCGCCGGCACCGCCATCTACGGCGCCGCCCAGGCCAGGAAGGCCGAGCGCGCCGCCGCAGGCACGGCCGTCAATACGGCGATGAAGGATCGCATGGTCACAAGTGTGGCCACCGAGGCGCCGCACCGCTACATCTACGGCCGGGCCAAGGTGGGCGCCGACGTCGTGGCGATGTTCACGACCGGCGACAAGGATCAGTTCCGCCACCTGGTGTGCGTACACGCGATGCACGAGTGCGACGCGATCGAGGAAGTTTGGGTCAACAACGTGCTGGTCGAGTCTCTGGATGCATCCGGCGACCCGACGTCCGGCCGCTTCGCCGTCCAACCAAACCGCGACATCGAGGAGGAGCAGAAGNCACGCGATGCACGAGTGCGACGCGATCGAGGAAGTTTGGGTCAACAACGTGCTGGTCGAGTCTCTGGATGCATCCGGCGACCCGACGTCCGGCCGCTTCGCCGTCCAACCAAACCGTGACATCGAGGAGGAGCAGAAGGTCGGCCCGAGCTTTACGCTGTCCTACTTCCCGCGCGCCGGTTCGGTCTGGGTGTTCGCCGGCAGCGGCGCGGGCATGCAGCCTGTGACCGTGAACAACGTCGTCGGCCGCACCGTGAACATCGCCCAGGACGGCCCGGTCACGGTCACCTACGAGCGCGATGTGCGCAGCAAGATGTCCGACACGGTCGACCAGTCGACCACGCCGGCGGCGACAAACCCNGCCCAGGACGGCCCGGTCACGGTCACCTACGAGCGCGATGTGCGCAGCAAGATGTCCGACACGGTCGACCAGTCGACCACGCCGGCGGCGACAAACCCTGTCGTCCGCGTTCGGAAGCACCTGGGCGGCGCCAGCGACGTGGCCGACACCTACCTGCGCTCGATGGTGGGCGATCAGTGGCCGTCCACGGCCGTGCTGCGCGGTCTGTGCTACACCGTGATCACCCTGGATCTGAATCACCAGGAGTTCCAGGGTGGCCTGGTGCCGATCCATGCTGTCATCCGCGGCCGCAAGCTGTACGACCCGCGCGACGGCCAGACCCGGTGGTCGCAGAATCCGGCGCTGGTGATCCGCGACTACCTGACGTCGCCCCTGTGCGGCGTGCCTGCTGCCGACCTGCCGACGGCGCAATTCATCGCCGCGGCGAACGTGTGCGACGAGGCGTCGCCGACCGGCGGTGCGCGCTACACGATCAACGGCACGGTTACGTCCGACCAGGGCCAGGCAGGCGTGCTCGAGTCGATGACCCAGGCCATGGCCGGCGGCCTGGTCGCGACCACCTGGGACATCTACGCGGGCAAGTACATCGCCCCGGTGATGGCGCTCCAGCAGGAGGACATCGTCGGCAGCCTGTCGATCACGCCGGGTGTGTCGGACGCGAGCGTCTACAACGGCGTGAAGGGCCAGTACATCGGGCCGGAAAACAAGTACGTCCAGACGGACTTCAAGCCGTACCAGAACGCGGTCTACCGCGAGAACGACGGCCGCGACCTGTACACGAACATCGATTTCCCGTTCACGGAATCGCTGCAGCGCGTGACCAACTTGGCGCGCATCTTCACCGAGGATCAGCGCAACGGCTACACCATCAAGGCGGAGTTCAGCCTGAAGGCCTGGCCGCTAAAGGTGGGCCAGCGCGTCACGTTCACGAGCAAGGTGTTCGGCCAGACCAACAAGGTGTTCCGCATCACCGACAAGGCGTACGCGCCGAACTCGGCCGTGCAGCTCACCCTGAAGGAGGACGACGCGAGCATCTGGGATTACGCGGATGCGACGGTCATCGACAGCACGCCGAACAGCGATCTGCCCGATCCGTGGAAGATCGACCCGCTGGCGTCGATCTCGTGCGCGTCAGGCGAGGCCGCGCTGCTGCGCCAGGCGGACGGCTCGACCGTGCCGCGCATCCTGGTGTCGTGGCCGGCGCTGGCCAATCCTGTCGGGCAGCAGGTCGAGATCGAGTGGCGCGCCATCTCGTCCGAGGCCTGGACTCGCACCACCGTCGCAGCCACCGAGACACAGGCGTACCTTTCGCCGATCACGCCGGGCTTCTTCTACCTGGTGCGCGCGCGCGTCTGGAATCCGTACCTGAACACGCGCTCCCAGCAGGTGGCGACCGTGTACCAGGTCGAGCTGTTTACCGCTATGGCAACGGTCTATATGTACGCGGCCGACAAACCGGCGACGCCGGCGGGTGCGGCAAGCTACGACTGGCCGACAGGTACCTTCGGGGCGGCGCCAGCTGNTGGCAACGGTCTATATGTACGCGGCCGACAAACCGGCGACGCCGGCGGGTGCGGCAAGCTACGACTGGCCGACAGGTACCTTCGGGGCGGCGCCAGCTGGCTGGAGCCTAACCGAGCCGACGGCTCCCAGCGGCGGCGACGTGACGCTGTGGGCTGCCGTGGTGGCCATCTCCGACATCAGCGACGTGCTGTCGCCGTTCGACTGGGGGCAGGCGGACGTGGTCAACATCGGCTATGCTCCGGCGGCGTCGGGCCAGGGGCCGGCGGGCTACAGCAACGCGCGCGTCTTTGCCTACCAGCGGAAGGCGACGGCGCCGAGCGGCACGCCAGGCGCGGCGCAAGCGGGCGACCGCAAGCGCCAGGGCGGCATGCCGNCTATGCTCCGGCGGCGTCGGGCCAGGGGCCGGCGGGCTACAGCAACGCGCGCGTCTTTGCCTACCAGCGGAAGGCGACGGCGCCGAGCGGCACGCCAGGCGCGGTGAACTATGATTTCACGACGGGCAGCATCACGACCGCGTCGCTGCTGAATGGCTGGCAGAAGACCATCCCAGCGTCGGACGGAAACCCGCTGTACGTGACGTCGGCCAGCGCGAGCGCCGCCGGTACCACGGACACGATCGCGTCTGGCGAATGGTCGGGCGCGGTCGTGCTGGCGTACGACGGCGGCGCTGGCACGCCTGGGCTGAACAGCGCGACGATCACGCTGTACCAGCGCACGGCCAGCGCGACGGCGCCGGCGAAGCCCTCGGCAGCCTGCACCTATACGTTCGCCACTGGC